CCAGTATCAAAGTCACCTTCCATAGCAGTTTTAATAGCTGCTCTTTCAAAGTACTTCATACCATTTGGCACGTCTGTGATAATGTAGAACGCATCTGGGTCAGTTAAGAAATTGTTCACTCTGTAACCTTGAGGAATCATTCCCATTGACACAATTGCATTGATGTCATTATCAGCAGTAGCAACTCTACCTTGAGACTTCATCAATCTCTCAGCTGTGAATTGTAGCTCAGAAGGAATAATCATTTTTACTCCTCTTGCTGCAATTTTTAAACCTCTTTCGTCAGTCATAGCCGCAATATCAATTAACGACTGCTCTAACGAAGTTTCGTTTAAGTCAGCTTGTGTTGCTAAAGTGTTAGCTACTGTACCAGCGATTGTTGGGTGAGCAGTGTTAAATAATGAAACACCATCACCTGAATCGAAGTTATCAGTAGTAGGTAGACCCTGAATTAAAGGGTTTACTGCTTTAACTTGTTTTGTGTTCGCCATAGATCTAGCTAATGCTTTTGTATATCTACTAGCAAGTCTGTCATACAAGTTATCCTCGATAGCTTCTTCAGTTATTGAGAAGGCAAGAGCCACAGTTTCGTGTGTATATCTTGCAGTGTAAGTCTCTTGAGCATTGTCAAAAGAAACACCTGAACCTTCTGGTTTAACTTGAGCTTGAGCGAAACCTGATAACATAACTTCTTCTTCAAACGCTCTGTCTGAAGACTCAGTAGTGTATATCTCAGCATGCTGATTCTCATAACGTTTATACTCCAGACCGAATAAAGCATTCAAACCTGGCTCTAGTTCTTTAACTAGTTGTCCTCTACTTATCGCCATAATTATCCTCCTCTATTAGATTCCGGCAGTTTGTTTTAAGAAGTGTTCGTTGATCGTAACAATCCAATTAACATTAGCTGCTGTTAAATCGTCATTGTCTGGATCTTTCGAAACACCAATTATTTTCAACTGAGCTGCACTTGCAGAAAGAGTACCATCATCTAACTCTACACCTGAGATGTAGTTTGGAGATGAACCTGCTGCGTATACGATATCAGCACAGTTTCCAACGTCAGTTTGTGCAGAAGCACCTGCGTTGTCTGATTGAACCTCAAATCTTTCATAAGGATCATCACTTACGAATCCAACAATGTCAGTTGCAGTGTTAGATGCCTCTAGGTGATTAGCCCATGTAGGTTTTGAAGTTGAAGCGTCAGTATAGAACACACCGTTTAGTGAGCCTAGTAAAACATCACCTGCTGCCGCTACACCAATTGTACCAGTATCTAACATTTCTACTGGGTCCCATTGATAAATAGCTGTTGCAGAAGCTGCAATACTATATTCACTTAAACCTTGATTGTCTCTATTCTGACCTACTTTACCAATTGCTTTCAAACCGAAAGCGGCGTCTTTATTTGCCATAGTAGTTGTCCTCCTTAGACATTTATTAGTTTAAGCGTACTCTGTTGGTTAAGAAATTCTTAAATTAGGATTTCTTAGTACCACCAAAGGATACACTAGTTTGTCTATCAATATTGATAGGCATACTTGGGTGCTGTTCCTTCATAAGATCGTTATCTACTGCCTCAACGTTTTCCTGAGCTTGTTTTTTATAATACTCAGAGCGCTGTTGTGCGATCTCTTCCGGTACCCTTGCCAGCACAAGGCCACCAACTCCGATCACTCCCTTGTATTTTCCGTCTTCTACAATTGGATAATCTGCATCTGGATATTCATCAGATCTAACTAATTCATATCCTGATCTTATTCTTCCAGCGATATTTTTTGTATCTTGGAAGCCAAGACTTTCTGCTCTTAACCAACTATGTACAAAACCTGTTGGAGCAGGGGGTGCATCTAAAGATGATGGTGGAGTCCAGACTTTTGGTTTAGAAGTTTTTTCTCTAGTCTGACTCGCACGAGAAGTTCTTTTTTCATTTTCATTACTCATATGCTTATACCTCCTTCGTGATTTTTAGTTGTTTCGCATATTCTTCAAGTGGCACACCTAATTTATTAGCAATTGCTGTTTGTGAAGGCGTGAGTCTCACAATTCTGCGACCTGGTTTACTACTTCTAGAAGCTGAAGCAACTACTTGAG